GAATATCTTTTGTCATTGCTGCAAGCCCTTCTGGTGTATCTTCATACTCTCCATCAGGCTCATACCCTAGTTGTTCAAGAACTTCAGAAACTACAGTTGGATCTGTATCTTCGTCATCTTCTGTTTTTTCTTCTTCTTCGCCTTCTAGCTCTTCTTCGTTTTCTTCTACTTCTTCAGATTCTTCTAAATCTTCGTCTGGTACAAGATCTTCTAAAGAGTTTTCTTCAGGCTCTGCAGTCTCTTCTTCAGGTAAATCTAACCCATCAGTTAAATTGTCTGATTCTTCTGCAGAAACAACATCGTCTATAGTGATGTCGTCTAGCGCAATTTCATCGTGTTCTTCACTCATATTCTTGGTTTTATGTTAACAAAAATAAATAATATAAGTAATACTTTTACACATTACTTACTTTTTTAATTTTTTATTATTATATAGCACTTTAGGGCCTCCATGCATTCTTAATAACGGGCTAAGATCTTTTAATTTCTTATAATCTCGTTGCACGTAAGGATCTTTTTTAGTAGTAAGGTCGTCTAATATCTTACCTTTATATTGCCTAGACTCTTCATTAAAATATTTAGTAAAATCTGTGTTATCCCAAACATTAACTCCTTGGTCTATTAATTTATTTAATTTAACTCTAGTGTTTTCTGGTCCCCAGTTATAAGCTAGTAAAGCTTTTGCTTTTTTAGCTTCGTTTGTACCTTTGTTCCAAGATCTGTTAAATAGATTATCCATGTACTTCTCTTGAATATGCTTAGATATAGAATACCCCTCTGCTCCGGTAAGATCCTTCATGCCAATTGTTTCAGGTACCCAACCTTTCATTTTTGCATAATCTAATGTGTCTGGCATTATTTGCGCAGAACCAGTAGCTCCTGCTTCGCTTTTAGCATTAGTATTAAAACCAGACTCAACAAATCTTTGCTTTTTTAGCATTTCAGGCCACTCTTCTTCTAGCTTAGCGTCTGATTCTGTTAAAGGTTTAGGTGCTTTAGATTTTGGTCCACCTGTTTTACGCTTAGGTCTAGGATACTTAGGTAGTTTCCAACTACCTTCTGCAAATTTTATTGCCTCTTTTTCAGTATCAAACTGTATACCTTCTCCAGCATCCATCGCCTCTCTAAAAGACTGCGGCTGGTAATTTGCATAAGGAGCTTTTTTATTTGTTATAGAAGGCACAACATAATATTTTCCATCAGCTTCATACGTTGTTGCTAAATGCGTAGAATGCGAGTTTTCTTTTTGACCTTCAAAATACTCACCTTGTGCAGGGCGCATCATTCTAAACTTTCTGGCTTTATCTGCGTTAGATGGGGGCTTTTTTCCACCTGTTTCATACTCACCAGGTTGTATAGTTTGGCCAGGACTTGTACCAGCCATCTGATTTAAACCTACTCCTGTTGAGCCGGGTTCAATTAAAGATCCTAGTTGGTCGTACACTCGTGGTATAGTTTGAGCAGGAGGAGGGCCCACAGGGGTCTGCGGTATTTGAGTTTGTTGTTCAGACTGGGGCGCTTCTTCTGTATTAGCTTGCAAAGACTCTTGCTCAGCAACTTGTATAGCCTCATATGCTGGACCTTCTATTTGTCCTGCAATTGATTGCTTGATAATATTAAATCTATCTTCACTACTTAGCATTCTTCGACTCTTTCTTAGCTGCTGCTTTTAATTTTTTATCTTCGTTTTTAGAATCTTCTTGAATTTTTGTATTGCTTGAAGATTCATTAGCTCTATTTGATCTAGTTTGTTCTGATGCTTCCCTATCTTTTGTAGAAGCTTCTTTATCTTTTATATCTAGTTCTCTATCTTTAGATTGCTGGTCCATTTGATTTTTTTGTTCAGCAACTCCTGCAGATATTTTTGCTACTTCAATTCTATTCTCTCTATCTTTCTCTTGATTCATATTCTCATTCTCTACTTCAGCTGCTTGCTGTTCAAGTTGAGCTTGAGCTTGTTCTTGCTGAGCTTTTTGTTGTGCTTGCTCTAATTCTTGTTGTTGAACTTCTGCAGCTTTAATTTTAGATTTAATTTGAGTAAAACTCTTAGCGTCTAACATTTCTAATACAGCTGATGCAGGAAGACCATTTTGGACCATTGATTGTCCAAGCTGTTTAGCAACTTCAATTCTTTCTGATTCATCTCCAGAATCTGTAACCCAAATTCCGTACTCAGACTCCATATGCTCCATACTATCTACATCTAAATACTCTAGAGTACCATCAGGCATGACAAAAGAAGATTTTTTACCAGTAATCCAAGCTTCTTTAGAATAATCTACTAACGCCTGTAGATCTCGTTGCTCCATTCTATTAAATTTACGGAACAAATCTTCTGTAATGTGAGAAGACTGTATTATAGCTTGCTGAGACGTCGATTTTCCTTCGTAGGCACCAACTTGACCTTGACGCTGTCTATTGACCCCAGAGAGCTTCTCCCACTCTTCCATGATAGAATTTAACAGTACTATATACTGCTCAATTGTTTTAATAGACATGTCGAGTACAGATTGATGTTGTGGAGATAGTGTTACACCTTCTTTATTGTAATCTACCCAAGCAATACCAGTACCTTCAACATAATACATAAATTTATCCATGTCCCATTTTTTTGGAATCATGTTAATGTCAAACTGAGCGATAATATCCTTTGAACGAGCGATAGCGAGTTCAAGACGATATTTATATACATTATATGTTAATTGGTAAGGTATACCTAGCGAAACTAAAGATATGTTATCAGAATTTGTGTCTGAGTATCTTCTACCATTAATTGGCAATTTACAAATAGATGGATTATCTAAAGATTCTCTTTGATTTGGTAAAGGCTCTATATCAATAAAAAGTCTACCATCAATTTTAGTTCCTTTCCATACTTGATTTACCCATAACCATTCTGTTTTAGCGCCAATAGCTTTTAACTCAGCAGGCATTTTAAATCCATCTTCTACTTCGATTTCTTCTAGTTCACCAGTCTCAGGATCAATAAAAGATACAAATCCTATACGTTTTCTAGATTTCCAGTATACATTTATAACTTCAATTAGTCTATTGTTAAATTGATTAGCGTTAGGGCCTGTAGCTCCAACCGATAACCAAGGAATATGTGAATTCCCCATACCATGAGGTTCTTCTAAGCTAACTATCTCTTCATCAGACAGTAATTCATGATAATGATCAATGATTGTAGATGCGTGAACAAATTTACGTACTATCGCCCAATCTCCATCTTCTACAAACTCTAAATCTGGATCAAGATCGTAATCTATATCTATTGGATTTAAAACTTCGTAAAAAGGATCTCCATTACGTACACCTCTGTGTGTGTAACATTCTCCAGAAATTAAATAGTGAAACCAAGCTTTTTGAAGTTTATCTTTAACTTCTTGTTGAGCCATTACGTAATTTAATGAGTTTTGTCCTATAATAGCTCTATTATCAACGTAAGTATTGTTAAACAAAGCTTCTACATGTTCTGGCAACTCCACATCTTGTGGGTCCATCCCTGTATCTATACCTGCTTCTGCTGCTGCGTTAGCAAAGTGCTGTTGTAAATTTTTTAGAACTGTTTGCTGCTTTGCTTCTTCTTTTCTAGTTACTGAGTCAGCATTTAAAACACTAACTGTAAAATTTAAAGGTCGTTTAGCTTTCTCACCAAGTAATAAGTCAATTATAGGTTTTATAATTGGAAAATTACGTAGTGTAGAAGGGAAATTTTTTCTTGTTTTACCGTAAGGCTTTAATAGCTGGTTGTAATCGCTATCATCTATGTAGCCGTTGTACATATCATAATAACGACGTAAGTCATCTCTTCGCTTAGAAAAAGAAGACGTATTTGCAGATAAATTAATATATCCATCTACACATTCTTCTCTCCACTTCTTATTTTTTTGGCTAATAGGAAGTTTTTGTCTTGGTAAATTATCGTAGCTCATAATCGAACAAATTTAAGAAATTTTTATCGCACTTAACTTAGTTTATAAAATTTTCCTTTATATTTATAAATATGCCACTAATGGTAGTTTGAATCAAACCAATCATCCGCGGATCTATCTTCTAAAATGTCTTGAACCTCTGCATTGTAAAGCTCTCGCGTGTGATACATCCCAATCATAAAAGCCATAACTCTATCAAAGTTTCCTTTATGGTTAAATTTAATTAACTCCTGCAGTAACGCTAAATCATAAACTTTATGTAAGTTTAAAGTCTTTTTACCGTCTTCATCTACAGATCTAGGAGTAATTAACCAGTCTCTTATGTATAATTCACCTTGCCGCTTACGCTGCTCAGTCATGTGCATCCCATATTGTCGTTTTACAGTTTTACTTCTTAACTCTTTTTTATCTAGCATCTCAAACTCTTCTTGAAGTTTGTGAAGTTTTCTATACCTTTTAGCATAAGGTATTATCTCCCCTCTATCATTCTCGAATCCAATTTTACACCCGTAATAATCTGCAAGCATAAACAAATTTCTATTGTAATCATCTGTAGTGTTAGGTCTTCCTACATAACTTGCTACAATCATGTCGTTAGGGCTCGATATATTGTTAGGGCGTTTAATTACATACGCAGCCCCTAACGATGTGCTATCCGCAGACTGATTCTGGCCGTATGGATCATGACAAATAACATACATGTTTCTTGGAACTTGCTGCTTAGCATTTTTATACGGAGACTCGTAAATTACTACCCCTCCAGTATTATCATCCTCTCTTCTATGAGGGTAACGTGTAATTTGCTTTAAATTACCGTCCATTTTAAATTTTACTAAGCCTTTTTCGTCGTGATAAAGTTTACCAACAGTACCTAAAGATTGTAACCCTCTAGATTTAACATAGTTATACTGTTCTTGAAGAGATGCTACATCAAATAAGTTTGCCGTAACTTGCAAAGTTGCTTCCTGGGGAGAGAAAGGGTGTTCAGCAATGTACTGATCTAAAGATTTAGCATCTGCGGCTCCTTTCTTTTTGTTACGCATTACAGTTTCATGATCAACGGCTTTGTTCCGTAATGAGTTACCATCATTATCTATAAATCCGTCTAAATTTTTATATATAGGTACAAAGTATCCGCATTTAGTACCCATAGACCCTTCATCCCAAATATTTTCGTAATCCATGCAGTCATAAGCAGCTGGATTATAAAAAATCTCTTCCATAGCTTCAAAGTCTGCTCCTTCTGTACCGCCTGTACCAAATGCAATCATAAGCCCTAATGTTTTAGCACCTTGACGCATTGTAGGCATAGTTACCTCCCAAGCTTTAAGGAGTCCAGGGAAAGATCCTGCTTCTTCAAAGAATACAAGCTCTCCCGCCTTCCCCCTCACTTTATCTGGATTATCTTTTAAAGATACACCCATGATTTGGGACTTCATGCCCATCTCAATCTCAATACCATTAATTTTTTTCTTGTATCCAGACATCTTACTCATTTCTCTATCTCTTAAACGAGGTTGAGCCCATGCAGTGTTGTCATCGATAAACGATAAGAATTCCCACGCTTTAGATAAGAGTCCGTCACCAATAAGGTATTCTTTTTGGCCTGCGAATACAAAGTTCTTTGAGTTTTTAACAAAGAAGTAATTTCTAGCAAGCATTGAGCCTGCTTTATATGAGTAACCTTTACGACGAGCTTTAAGTACAACCATATGACGGTTTGTAGATCTTGCTTCGTCTATCTGTGTAAAGTAATCGTGATCTCCGTCATAGAATGAAGGGAATGTTCTTTCACGTTTAGATTGTATAGATCCATCTGGCATAACTTCGTCTACTGCTCTATCGATTGGGCAGTAGTTTAGATAAAAGTAGTGAAACCCTGTTACATACAGGGCATCTTCGGTGCCCTCATCAGCAGTATACCCATACAAACATCTATGACGCTCTTCATCCCAATAAGCATAATATTCTCTAGTGCCTGGTAGGGTGTTAGTGTAGTACGAGTAAGTTTCAAAGTGAACTGCCGCAGGACGGATCCGATTAATATTTTTAAACTTAGAATTTGCCACCTATTGATCCGTTTGCTTTTTTAATTATTCCACCAAACCCTGTAAATTTCTCTTTTACAGAATCCATATATTTATCACAGCAAATAGCCTCTTTGCAAACTACATTACCGTCTACAACAGCTATAGTTTGAGTGGAAAGATCTATCTCTTTGCTGCAAGTAGCGCATTTATATTTTGCCATGAGTTTTTTGCTTTATTCTTAATAGTACTTGACATTTCTCGTACTCTTCAGTGCTTTCAAAATGTTCTATAACTAGATCTAATGTTTCAGGATCTGTCCCTGTCTCTTTTTCTGGATCAAAAGGTAGTACGTAGGTTTGAATGCCTCCAATACTTAAATCCGTTACTAAAGTGTCTAATGTTACCTTACCTGTTATAAAATCATAAGCATTATCCATTGCTGTATTAAACTCGTCTATTTCTTCTAAAAAATCCATATTACATACTGTATTTATTTACTTCTACGCCTCCTCTGTTTGGATTATTTGTCTGCTCTTCTTTTTTAACTATCTCTTCTAGCCTTGATAACCCATCTACAACTTTTCCCATCTTCTCTAAATTACCTATTAGATCTTTTGCTGTGTAAATTGGTTTACCTCTATCGTCTAGCTCTGTCAAGTCTACTGTTCTAAA